ATAGACGAGTATAAAGGCATACATAAGCCTGGTGCACCCAAAGGCATACAGGTAGATCTAAAACCAGGAGATATGCTTATTTACTCTGGTTGTGAGTTAGAACACTGGAGAGAGCCTTTTGAAGGCCAATTATGTGGTCAAGTATTCTTACACTATAATCATGCAGATGGAAGGTTTGCAAAGTCTAATTTGTATGATAAAAGACCTATGCTAGGAATAGTCAAATAACGTTGAATATCAACGCAATCTAATATAATCTGGAGATCTATGCTACAAAAGATAGGATTTGCACCTGGAATCAATAAACAAATCACAGCCACAACTGCTGAGGGACAGTGGATTGATTGTGATAACGTTCGTTTTAGATATCAAACACCTGAAAAGATAGGTGGTTGGAAGCAATTAGGTGCCGATAATATGACTGGTGCAGCAAGAGCCTTGCATCAATTTACTAATAGCACAGGTAGAAAGTATTCTATTATAGGATCAAACAGAATATTGTATGCTTATTCAGGTGGTGTGTTCTATGACATACACCCAATCAAATCTACAAACACTTTATCAAACGCATTTAGCACAACTAATGGGTCGGCAACTGTTACTATAAACTTTTCTGGTGACCACGGTATTCAAGCAGGAGATATTGTTTTATTAGATAACTTCTCCTCTATTACAAATTCAAACTTTGGTGCATCTGATTTTGATGACATAAGATTTATGGCTACAACGGTTCCTACATCAAGCACGATTACCATTACAATGCCATCAGCAGAAACAGGATCTGGTGCAACGCAATCGGGTGGTATTAGAGTTCAACATTATTTTAGAGTAGGACCAGATGTACAATCACAAGGTTTCGGTTGGTCTCTTGGATCTTGGGGTGGACAACAAGTGGGAGCTTTTACTACAGTTTTATCAGGAGACATAGATGCTTCTACAACAACAATAACATTAAATGATGCATCACAGTTTCCATCATCAGGTACAAACTTTATACAGATAGGCACAGAAGAAATATCTTACACAGGTATATCTACAAACACATTAACTGGTGTAACAAGAGGTGTAAGAAACACGACAGCAGCATCACACTCGGCTGGAGCCACAGTTACAGATACATCTGAATTTATTGCATGGGGTGAGGCAGCATCAGGAGACTTAATTGTTGATCCTGGTATGTGGTCTATTGATAACTTTGGTGACAAAGCAATTTGTTTAATTGTCGATGGTCAGTGTTTCGAATGGAACTCTGCAGCTACCGATGCTACTAACTCTAGAGCCACGATTATATCTAATGCACCAACAGCATCAAGACACATGCTTGTATCTACACCAGATCGACACTTAGTATTTTTTGGTACAGAAACAACAATTGGTGATCAATCAACACAAGATGATATGTTTATTAGGTTCTCTGCGGTTGAGGATATTAACACTTACACACCTACAGCAACCAATGACGCTGGTACACAGAGACTGGCTGACGGATCACGGATCATGGGAGCAATTAGAGGTAGAGATGCAATCTATGTATACACAGACACAGCACTATTCTTAATGCGTTTTGTTGGTCAACCTTTTACATTCTCGTTTGTACAAGTAGGTACGAACTGTGGATTGGTTGGTAAGAACGCAGCGGTAGAAGTAGATGGCGCTGCATACTGGATGTCGGAAAATGGTTTCTTTAGATATGCTGGTGCTTTGGAATCATTACCTTGTTTGGTAGAGGATTTTGTATACGATGATATTAATCTAGACTCTGGTAATCAAATGATTGCAGCAGGTCTTAATAACTTGTTTGGTGAAATTATGTGGTTCTATCCAACTTCAAACTCTGCGGTTGTAAATAAAATGGTTTGCTATAACTATTTTGACTCTTCACCACAAAGACCAATATGGACAGTGGGTACTTTAGCTAGAACAGCTTGGGCAGATTCAGCTGTATTTGGTAATCCACATGCATTAGAATATGATGCTGATGGTGTAGAAGGTGCTACTTCATCCACATATGTACAAGGTAATACAGACGGTATCTCAACATACTATCAACACGAAACAGGAACTGATCAAGTTAAAGGTGGTGCAGTAACTGCTATTACAGCTAATATATTATCTGGAGATTTTGACATAACACAAAGAGTTCAAAGAGGAACAACTTCTTCTATACCTGATCTTAGAGGAGACGGAGAGTTCTTAATGAAGATAAGAAGATTTATACCTGACTTTGTATCACAAACAGGAACAACTAGAGTAACATTAAACTTAAGAGATTTTCCAAATGACACTGCAGCAAGTTCATCTTTAGGGCCGTTTGATATTACATCAAGCACAAAGAAAGTAGATACACGAGCTAGAGGTAGAGCCATAGCAGTTAAGATAGAAAACACAAGCACTTCTCAAGATTGGAAGTTAGGAACATTTAGATTAGATATACAAGCGGATGGTAGAAGATAATGGCAAAGATAGTACAAGTATTAACAAGACCCAGTGAGACTTACAAACAATCTGTAGCTGATGCACAGGTTAGAGATCTCGATGGTGTTATACAAAAATTAAACACAACGTATCAACAAGAACTGAAGGATGAAGTAGACGCACAAAACTTCTTTTTAAATTAATGGCTAATAGTTTTATAAATGCAAAAGTAGATCTAACTACAACAAATTTAACAACACTGTATACAGTGCCATCATTTAAAACATCGGTTATTAAATCAATTTTGGTATCAGAAGATTATGGCTCAGGTGCTAATATAACAGTGACTTTAGTTGATGCATCAAGTAATATATTTAGCTTATTTAAGACTAAGGCTGTATCGTCAAATACCACGATAGAGTTATTAACTCAGCCTTTAATAATAGAAGCTGGAGAAACAATAAAGGTGCAAGCTAGCGATGCAAACGAATTGCATGTAATAGCTTCAATACTGGAGATAGAACCAAGAGAGGTAACAACATAATGCAAACAATAAAACCAGAGAAAATAATAACAACTATATCAAACCTAAAAACAGGTGAGGTATATAAATCAGAGGACGAATGGAAGGCTAAAAACGTGCCAGAAGCGGAGATAAGAAGAGATGTTAAAGTAATCATGCCTTCGCTTGATTTGTTCCCTAAAACCAAGTAATGTAATAAAATGGCGATAACTAGATCACAAATAGCACGACAATTATTAGCAGCAGGTGGAGTATCATTTGAATCACCTGGTAATACAACTTTACAAAGAGTTTTACCAAGAATGGATGGTCGAAGACCTGGATTCTATGGTCCTGATATGGGTGAGGGTGGCGCAGAGTCTAGCTTTGGACAAGACACATATAGCACAAGTGATGTAGATTTTGGTGGAGAATCAGGTGGGTCAGACGCACAATTTGCTGCTACTGCTGAAGCAATAGGAACACCAAAGACACCTGGTATGCTAGAGAATTTTAGAGCCGATCAATTAAAAAAACAATTAGATCTTATGGCTGGAAACACTCGTTTAAGTCCATCGTTTTTTGCCAACATGTTTGGAAGACCCGCAGTAAATGTATATGACAAAGATTTTTTAGGTGTAAATCAAAAAATGGAGAACGTTGTTGGTCTTGATCAATACGGTATGTCTGGTAAAGATTTAACTAGATCTCAAAACATACAAGATGCATTAGATAAATTTCAAGAAACAGGAACTCTATCTCAATCAGACTTTGAAAAAGCTTTTGGAGCACAAAAACCTACGACAACACCAGGTGGTGATAGTGAGCCTATAATTCCTCCTATAATTCCAAAACTACCATCAGACATAGAACCTGAGAAAAGTGATTACGATGAGTTTGTACAAAGATTTACACTACCTGAAAGATTTAGATTAGCAGAAGGTGGAGAACCAAGACAAGCGTATGGTCTAGGTAAGTTAGTTAAAAAAGTTACAGGCGCTGTTAAGAAAGTTGCTAAGTCAGATATAGGTAAAGCTGCTCTTACTGGTGCAGTATTATTTGGTATACCAGGAATGGGTGCATCTGGTGGTCTAGGCGGCGGTATATTTGGTAGAGCATCTTTTGGAGGATACGCGCCAGGAATGTTTGGATTTGGTGGTATAGGTAACGCACTAGGGGCAATGGGTGTTAATAAAAGTTTATTAGGAACTCGAGACTATCAGGGAGGACCAACTAGTTTATTTGGATCAATAGGTAACTTTATAAAAGAAAAACCTATGACTGCTATACTAGGAACATCTCTTGCAGCAGGATTATTAACATCTAAACAAAAACAAGAAATAGACTCACTATCTAGTAGAATATCTGACAATACAGGTATTGATGTAGAGAAGATTAGAAAAGAAGTACAAGAAGCTTATGCAAATAACGATACAGAATCATTAAGAACTAAATATCCTTTCCTAATTACTGAATCAGCTGCAGCAGCTGATGGCGGTAGAATAGGTTTTGAAAACGGTGGAACTTATGAAGATTTTGAAAAATTTATGATGAAAAGACAAGAGTCTATGAGTGAACGACAAAAAGAAGAACTTAGAAAACAGTTTGAAAATTATATGAGAAGTCAGGATCCTACTGTAGAGGCGGCAGAAGGTGGTTCAATAGTCCCTGAAGAAGACGAAATGTTAGATATGGGTGGAAATGAAATGGACCTTAGAGGTGGTGGATTTGTGCCTTTAGGAGAGTATGAAAAGAAAGATGACGTTCCAGCAAGATTATCAAAGAATGAGTTCGTATTCACGGCTGATGCGGTAAGAGCAGCAGGTGGAGGAAGTGTTGATAGAGGCGCCGATTTAATGTATAAAACAATGAAACAACTGGAGAATAAAGTAGTCTAATGGCAATCACAGAATCACGAGTATTACCCCCGCAGTTTATTGAAGATCTGGCAACAGATTATGGTAAGCAGTTAACAGCGTTAACGGCTCAACCTATTGATACGTCTAAACTTGCACCCTCAGTTGCAGCGCAAGACCCATTACAAACACAAGCAGCTACATTAGCTCAACAAGGTATTGGTTCTTACCAACCTTTTGTTACAGCAGCTCAACAAGCGGGTACAGATTTTGGTACAGGTATTGCACAGGCACAAGCATTAACAGGTACAGGAGCAGGCACAGGTGCAGGATCTATTGCATCGTATATGTCTCCATACCAATCACAAGTTATCGATACAACTCTTGCAGAGTTTGACAGACAAAAAAGTATACAAGAGCAAAATATTAGATCACAACAAGCAGGCTTAGGACAATTAGGTGCTGGCAGAGCAGGTGTACAACTTTCTGAGTTTGATACAGGTGCTGCTAGAGAAAGAGCTGCATTACAGGCTCAATTATTACAACAAGGTTTTGGTCAAGCACAAGGTGCTAGACAACAAGATTTTTTAAATCAACAAAGTTTAGCTGGTGAACAGTTAAGAGGTGGACAATTTCAAACAGGATTAGCTTCATTAGTTCCAGGATTAGAGGCTTCAGACATACGTACTTTAGGATCAGTGGGCGCTGTCCAACAAGCACAGAATCAAGCAACACTAGATGCACAAAGAGAAGCAAATAGATTAGAAGCGTTTGAGCCGTATGAGAGATTAAACACGTTTGGATCTGGTATTGCACAAATTATGGGCGGATACCCAGGAAGAACACAATTCTCTTCTGTTCCAAATCCAACGCCGTTACAAACAGCGTTAGGTGTAGGTTCAACGTTATCTGGAATCTACGGTAACATTATGGGGCCTGTAAGGATTAAAAGCTAATGAAAAATAGAATATTAAAAAGACCGATGTTCAGAATGGGCGGTGATGTAGAGAATACAGGCATCATGGATGGTATGCGTAATAGATATGCAGAGTCTGATCCAAAAGGCGTACAGCCTAAAAGAGAGCCTATGTTATTCAGACCAAACATGAATGATTTCTTAATTCAATTTGGTTTAGATCTTGCATCAAGATCACCAGGTGGCAATATATTTCAAACGGCAGCAGCTGCAGCAAAAGAACCTTTTGCGATAATGCAAGCTAAGAAAATGAGAGAAGGAGAACTCGAAGGCGACAGAGCATTTCAAAGAGAATTACTACAAGAAAAATTAGAAGGTCAAAAAGAAATTGCACAGATTGGTGCAGGTATGAAAAATTATGAAACATATTTAGATGCAGGATTAAAACGATTTGGTAATGATATTATCATGGGAGAAAACTTTGCTAACTTCATGACCAAATTAAAACCAGAATTAGACACTACATATGGTAAATCTCAGTTTGGTGGCTTTATACAAACAGACTTAGATAAAAAAGATGCAAAACAAAAATTCTTAAATAAAAACAGTGGTAAGATAGGTAAAGTTTTCTACGATCTTAAACAAGATAAACTATTTCAAATTGTTCAAAGAGATGATGTCATAGGTCTTCAAGAAGTTACAATTTCTAGTATATCTGATGACGAAGGAACTACAATGCCAGCACCGACTGAGGAGAAAGTGGTATCCGGATCAGACGAATATAGAGAAAAAATTAATAAAGATCTTAAAGAACGAAGAGAGAAAAAAAGAAAAGAACTTGAAGAAAAATTTGGCGTTGACGAAGACGTAGATATATAGGAGGATAAATGGCAGAGTTCATTCCTCTAAGTACTCCAGAAAAAAACAGTGATGCAAGTTGGTATACAGCTATAGGCGCAGGTCTAGTATCTGGTGTAATCAAAACTGTAGAAGGTGTGGTATCTCTTGGTGCAGAGCTTATTGACCTTGGTGCAGATTCTAATGTAGCAGCAGACGTAGAAAAATTTTTTGACAAAGTAAATCCATTTGAAGAGGTGGCAGACGATAGAGTCATAGGTAAACTTACAGAAGCTTTAGTTTCTATTGGTATACCTGGAGCTATAGGTTTTAAAACAGCAACTAAACTAGCAGACAAAGCATTAAAAGCAAAAAAAGCTGGTAACTATGCTAACTTTAAATCACCAAGTGTAATGAAAGGTTTAGATAAAGCTAGATCTTTAAA